CGTTTGATTTGGCATTGCGCATAAATTCATTTACCATTAAATACTGTGCATCATCTATCACAATGGATTTTGTTTTTGAGCGTAAAATCACATCTGAAATTAAATTATAATCATCAGAATTAAATGGCTTTAAATCCGTTTTAAAAGGAAGCGGCTTATATCCTACATTAATAATGCCAAGCTCTCCATCCTTAAAATTTCGCATAGAAGTTGTTTTTCCGCTTCCCGATTCCCCAATTATGAGTACAGGAATCCCCATAAAATCACTCCTTTATTTTCAGCGGACACCGCTCTCCAATACAGTTCAACGGGTCAAGTATCCACTCGCTTGTTAAGCGACAGCTATATCTTTTATAGTTTTCTTCGTATTTTAAAAAGAGCCAGCACCAACGGCAAGCGATATCACCGTTAGGGAAATTTATTTCAACTTCCGTTTTTCCTTTTTTGTATGAGGATACGCCGTTACTCTTCATCTTCTCGCACCTCTCTCCAATCTCCGCTATAAAACCAATCAACAAGCATTTTTTCAAATTCATTTGTCATTTTTTCGTCCGGTTCTGCCAGTGGTCTTTTATCATATCCCAGCTTTGACATGGCATAAGCCACAGCTTCCTCTTTATATACCAGTCCGATATCACGATTTTTGCATATCCCTTGATATCCGATTAATGGCGGCCGCTTAAAAAGTGGATGGTCTTCATATTTCATTTGACAATACTCCTTTATACTTCGTTGCCCCAGCAATCCCAACCTTCTACTTGCTGGCGCGCGAAAAGCTCTATTTTGGGTAAATCCCCCATTAATTCAACGATTTTATCCCTTACAATGTCAGGTTTTTGACTATGAGAACGAATCTCAGATTCAACAATTTGGGACAAGCTTCTCGTTAAAAACGTTGGCTTTTTACCCATTATCCCGATTAGACACAACTCTGCATTGCCTCTTGTATAATGTCCAAGCCCAAGATGAATTTTTCCGTTTTTTGTTCTCTTTATCCAGCAAAAACCGCAAGTTTTATATGTAAAACCCCACGATTCCATTACCTGAAAAGCTTTATCTAGCATCGGCATTGTTATCCACATGAAAAGAATCGAATTTTCTTTTGCTATATTTTTAATCGGAAGAGCTTTTATGTCACTTAAATCCATAGTGTCATAAAAACTGGCAGCCCCCCTGATTTCCCCGTGAATTCCTTTCATTTTCATTTTATCTCGATACGACCAAGGTGGATCAGCATAGATAATGTTATACTTCTTATCTGTGTTGAAAATATCCACTACCATTGACACACATCACCTTCCCTTGCTATAATGAATATGGTTTTTATTGCTATTGCCCTTAGTAGGAGTTGCCGCTCCTCTGGGGCTTTTTCTTTTTTTACTTAAAAAGTGATGGACTACTGCAAGTAAAGTTATCCCTGCGATACATACAGCTTGTCCTATAAAAAAGCCTGCTGTATCAAGCCTGCCTTGCTCAAAGCTCCCGACTACACCAAGGGCTGATATAGTCAAGGCAAAAGTCAGTCCGATTGTCACCCAGTCAAATATCTTTCTCATTTAGTCATCTCCTATCACTACTTGTGGCAGCTTGAATTCTATGCCTATAAGCTTATACAAAGCACACAGCTCTTTAAGTGTCATATTAGAAGCATCTTTTATTCTTTGATTAACGGTACTCCTTGACATACCTAGCTTTATTCCTAGCTCTTCTACACTTAATCCTTTTTTGTCCTTGCAATGCTTCATGACACATGCTGCTTGCTTTTTATTTTTTTCAAGCACAATGTCTTTTCCATATGT